CTGGTCGAATTGCCCGCACCGCCACCGCCGAAGTAGCCGCCGCCACCCCCGCCGCCACCGCTTGAATTTCCGCCTTGGAAGGCGGAGCCGGCTTGGCCGCCGGAACCAGCGCCCTTCGCGCCGCCGGCCGTCGCCGTCGCGCCCTTGCCGCCGCCATCGGCGCCCGGCCCGGCCGTGTTTCGACCGTAGCCGTCGAGGCCGGCTTCAAAGTCGCCGCCGGCGCCCCCGGCCCCGGCCCAACCGCTACCGCCACCCCCCGGCGCAATCGCGAGATAATCCGTTCCAGACGCACCCCGCCGGATGAAGGAAAACCCCCCGCCGGGGCAACCCGTGTTGGTGGTCCCGCTAAGGTTGGATTTGCCGCCGCCTTGGAGGTTGTTGGTGTCGTGCTGGTATCGGTCCTCGCCGGCGAGCAACGTGTAAACCGCGCCTCGCCTGAAGCGCATGACGCCGCCGACCATGCCGCCGCCACCGCCGCAACGCCCCGCGCCCCTTTGCCCGCCGCCGGCGCCCCACATCTTGATGGGAGCCGTGAAGTCTCCCTCGGCCGTGAGCGTGTAAAGCACCCCGGCCGAAGTTTGCGGGATCACAAGAGGCCCGTCGCGGTCCAAATCCCACACGGTCTTGCCGCCGATAGCCGGCGAGATTGTGAAGCGGGGGGTGCCCCGGCCGCCGCCCCGCTTAACGGGCGTGGGGCCGTTCAGTTGCAGCGGGCCGGGGAGCCCGTGCAACCCGACAAGCCCCGCCAGTTTCGCGAGGTCCGCCATCAGTAGTCGCACCACTCGGCTTCGAAGTTGACCTTGCCGGCGACGCCGATTCCGACGTGCAGAATCTCGTTCGGCCCGAGTTGCAGCGGGGAGTCGTTGCTATAGCCAAAGTCGGTCGAAGGCGTTTTCGTGGTCGCCGAGATGTTGTGAGCGCCCATCAGCTCGGAATGCGTGAAGCACACATCCCCGCCAGCCGGCTCCCTGAAAAGCTGAAGTTGTGTCGCGGTGACATTGACCGCAGGCGTGGCTTTCAGCTTGGTAAGCCGCCCGCCCCGAGGGCCAGCTTGGAGCAACTGAACGATATTGGTCGGAGCGTCCAAGCTCGTGTTGGCCGCCGTGCATTGGACAACCGCAGACTTGGGGATTTGCGGCGTGACAATGGCGTTCACTTCGATGCCGGCCGCGTTTTTGTCGAGCATGGGAAACGTCCCTAGAAGGTGATAGCCGCCGCAAGGGCGAAGTTACGGGATGGCGAGGGATCGAGCGGGCCGACAGGGCGCCACCGGGCCGCCGTCTCGTCGTAGATCAAGGCCAGCGACGCCCCCGGCGCGAGGTCGTAATGCGACCCGCCCAAGGCGAGCCGATTGGCCGCGAGCGAGGTCGTCACGCCTGCCCCATCGCCAAGCCGGATCGCATACGCCCCGACGTTCTGAACGATGAGAAGTCGGCCATCAGAGCCGCCACCAAAGCCGGTAATCATCCGCCCCGGTTGGTCACTACTGATGCGCGCCACGGCCGCCACCGCGAGACCGGCTGGATTGTAGTCGTCGACCGCATCGCTCGTGATCTGCGGCGGCGTCACCTCGGCCTTGAGCGAAAACGTGCCCGTCGAGGCCAGCGTCGCCGGGTCTTGCGCGGCAGCCCCTTCCGCCGCAGCCTGCGCAGCCTCGGCGGCGGCGACCGCTACATCCTTGGCGGCGACCGCCACATCCTTGGCGGCGACCGCCACATCCTTGGCGGCGACCGCCGTGACCCTCGCCGACACGGCCTCATCACGCGCAGAAGCCGCCTCGTCGCGGGCCGCCTCGCCTTGGGCGAGGTAAGCCTTCTGCGCCAGCGTCGAGCCGGCGACGGCCGCGATCTCCCAATCGCTATGCGGGCCGGGGGCGCCGACGAACGACTCGACTCGCACGTCCCATTGCCCGCTCTGCCGGTCGTAGCCGAGCGTGCGCACGATGGCCCAGGTCGACGGGTCCGTGGTCCGCGTGAGCATCGAATAAGGGCCGGGCGTGAAGAGCGGCCGATCCGCTTCGATGATCTCAAGCGAGAAGACGGCATCGTTCGCCAGCGTGCGCGCCGTCTCCGAATGGGCCGTGAGCCATTCGAGCTGCGTGATGCTGACGAGCTGATCGCGCAGGGCGGCGATCACGTCTTCCGACCGCGAGAGCACGCGGTCTTGCACGACGCGAAGCGCCTCTTCCCACGCGATTTTCAGCGTCTCAAGCGAGACGAGCCGATCGTCGACGAGCCGGAAGCGCCGGTTGAAGAAGTCCTCGTCGATGGGCTCGTCGCGCCTGACCTTCAGGGCGTCGAACTGAGAAGGCATGGCGCCTTAGACCTCGCGATAGCTCGCGATGGACTCCTTCAGCGCCTCGGCCGCGTCGCCGCGCAGAATGGTCCGCTTGCCCGGCGAGAGCTTCGTGCCCTTCCACTCGACGACAGCCGTGAGCTGCACTTCGTAATGCTTCGCCGGGTCGAAGGCCGGCGCGGTGCTGGTCTTTGCCATCTAGCTCGCTCTCCCGTTAGGCGATCTCGATTTGCTCGGCGACGGTGAACGGCCGCGTGGCCGCATCCGTCGTCATGTCGGTGATCGTGGTGAAGCCGTTCGTCGCGGCGGCGAGGTTGAAGGTCGCCTCGCGCTCGACCACGCCGTCAGGCATGGTCGTGTCGACGACGGTGTCGGCGGTCTCGACCGTGCCGTCAGCGCGCTTCACGGTGACGGTGACGCCGTGGTGCGCCGGGTCGAAGTTTCGCAGCCGCGACTTCACGACGACCTTCGACGTGTTCGCCGGCAGCGCCTTCGCCTTGCTGACGTGCTTCGCCGCCGTCGCGAGGCGGCCGTAGCGCACCCGCGAGTTGTTCAGCTTCAGGCCGGGCATCACGTCGGGCGTGCCGACGAAGGTGACGCGCATCGGCAGAAGCGGCGGCAGCGAGTCCAGAATGTCGGGGTCGGCCGGATCGAACGCGCGCCACACGCCGCCGATCTGCACCGACCACACGAGGTCGCACGAGGCCGGGATCACGGCGTCAGCCAGAATGTCGACGAGCTGAATGCCGCCCGTCAGGTCCATCGGTTGAAGGTCGACGTGAACCTGAGAAGTCGGGAAGTGCGCCGACCAATCGCGCCAAATCAGGTGCGCGCCCGGTTGCGTCTCCCACACCCCGCCGTTGGTGCCGTAGAAGTAGGCGCCGGTGTGCGGGTTCAGGTCGTCCGCGACCCCCATCCAGAAGTCGCCGGCCGTGATGATGAAGTAGCCGTAGCGCTTGCCGCCTTCGAGGAAGGTCGGCTCGACCGGGATTTGCAGCGGGAATTCCGCCGAGGCGGCGCCCACGGTCTGCACGTCGGCCGCTTGCACGGTCGTCATGGCGAGCACCCGATCCATGTCGGGCTCGCCCCGGAAGGTTTCGCAGATGCCGACCGTGATCGAGCCGGTAGCGGGCTTGCGCGTGATGTGCGGCCCGAGGTGCGTCACCCACCGATCTTGCGGGTTCAGGTAGGTCTCAACGTGCGCGTAGCCGGTGACGACTTCGTTCGTCGTCAGGCGCGCCCAATAGGGCGCATACACGTTGTCTTCCCAAAACTTCGACAGGCGGATGATCTTGTGCCCGTCAGCGTCGACCTTGCCCGTGTCGTAGGCGTTGAAGTTTTCGCCGTTGCGCGAGAACACCGACCGCGTGCCGCCGTTCAGGCGCTCTTGGTAGGTGCCGGTCTGCCAGAAGGTCGAGTTGGTCGACACTTCGAAGTCGGCGCCGAAGCGAGCGCGGGTGCGGCTCATTTCCAGCCGCACGAGGGTACGAGCCTCGTAGGCGTATTGGGCGAGCGCGACTTCGCCGCCCATGCCCTTCGTGATCCGGCGCTCAAGCCGGGTGAAGGAAGGCAGCACGAGCGAGCCGCCCGAGACCTTCACGGCCGGCGTGTAGGGGTTCGCCAGCGCGAGCGCTTGTTCCTTCTGCGCCGCCAGCGGGAAGCGAAGACCTTCCTCGATGCGGGCCGCGTAGCCGGCCGCCGCCGTGTCGCTCTGCGACTCGTCGAGGAAGCGGTTCGCGCGATAGCCGACGTAGGCGTCGGGCAGCTCAAGGGCCGCCTTCACAATCGCCATGTCGGAGACGGTGTCGAAGAGAAGCTTGCGGTCGGTGATGTCGCCGGTCTGCGCCGACAGCTTCGCCATGTCGGTCTTCAGGGTCGAGACTTGCGGCTCGACCTCGTCGCGGAACGCCTCAAGGGCCGCGACCTTGTCGGCGGTGTCCGAGGCGTTGCGCAGGACCGCGTCTTCGTTGCGGGTGATCGTCTCGATGCCGGCGGCCGACATCTGCACGTAGGCGACCACGACAACGCTCGTGTCGAGCACGGGCGGTTGCGGGCTCACCCCTTCCGAGCCGCCGACAGCCTCAAGGCGGGCGTTGCGCCGGCTTTCCATCGGAACCGGGCGCGGCTCGTAGGTTTGGGTCTCGGCGTCGATCTCGTAGTCGCGCTCTTGAATGTCGGTGTCGATGGTCTCGGGCCACGCGACGATGGCGACGATGCGCTTTTGCGTCGCCGGGCGCAGAGAGTTGAGGTCGAGGGTCGCCACACCGTCGCGGAAGTAGCGCTTGCCGTCGAAGTAGATGCGACCGGCCGAGACTTCGACTTCGGTCGTGCTCTTGCCGACCACGTTGAAGCCGACGAAACGACGGCCGCCCTCGATGGCGTCCGCGACCACGTGGTCGGTCGACTCTTGCGACCACAGCTCGACGTTGTTCAGGTCGTCCGCCGTAACTTCGTAGCGGTCGCGGAACTTAACGAGGCGCTCCATTCTCACAGGCTCCGAATGATCTGGCCCACTCGATAGCCGCCGGAGACGGTGAGCCCGTCGCCCACGGAAATCGGCCTCGACAGGCCCGTTCTCACCCTGACCCTATCCCTGCCGAGCTTCGCGGCGCGGATCGTTGCGATAGCCTCGGCGACGCGGCTCTTGTCGTGCTCGCGAAGCACGCCGGGCAGGCGTGGGAACGGCCGCCGGCCCTTCATCGGCCGCGACAGGTCGACCGACAGCTCAAGCTCAAAGGGCGCTTGCCCGAGTTTCGTGCGGCCGAGAATCCACCCCCCACGCGGCCGAGAGACGCCCCTACGCGCCTTCTCGGCGTCGAAGACGCGCACGCTATCGAAGACCCGCTCTTTCGCCGTCGACGGCCGCAGGATGCGCCGGCCGCCGAAGAGCGTGACGCCCGGCGTGATCGCGCGCGGCCGCTCGGCCACGGCGCCGACCCGCTTCGGCTCGATGTCGAGCGGCGTCATGCCCGGCGGCAGGGTGTCCAGCCGCAGCCGGCCGGGGCGGTAGGTGAAGACCCGGTCGCGCGCCGTCGAGCTGCGCGGCACGGAACGGGAGAGCACCCGGCCGGGTGTGAAGCGCACGCCCTGGCGCGGGATCGCGGCCATGAACTCGCCGGCCGACGCGGTGATCGGAATGTCGCGCTCGATGCCGCCCTCCACGATGGTCGCTCGGTAGCCGGCATTTGCCGGCGCGCCAGAGACGCGCGAGACCCGGCGAGCACCGCCGAGCGGGCGACCGGCCACGATCACGCCTCGGCGGGTGTGCTTCGTCCGGTAGGCATAGACGCGCAGCTCGGGGAACTGGCGCGCCCACCGCTCGCGCTCGGCGATGGTGCGCGGCGCGCGCGGGGCAGCGACTTGAGGCGGCGCCCGCAGCTCGACCAACTCGGCGTCGATGAAGCCGAGGTGCTCTTCGAACGCCCCGATGGTGCCCCGGCGGCGCTTCAAGACGATGGTGCGCTCGATCACGCGCCGCTTCACCGGCTCGGGCCACTCGGGATTCCACACCGCGACGCCCACGGCCGCCGCGAGGTGCGGCAGGGCTTCAGGCGGGCACGTCTTGGGGCTCCACAGCCGCTCAATGAGCGCGAGCGGCGGCGCGGGGCGCCTGGCGCCCGCCTCCGAGACCGCCCGCATCAGCGGGCTCGCGTTGCTCCACAGAAGGCTTTCGCCGTCAGCCATTGAGCACCTCGACCGCGACGCTCACGTTCCGCAGCTCGGCGATGCCCGCCGGGCCGGGGTCCACGTCACCGGCCGGCGTAGTCACCTCAACGTCTTCGACGGCCGGCGCCATCAGCGCGGCGACGATGCCCTTCTCGCGCACGATCTCGCCGACCTTCCGCCGGTCGGCCGCATGGGCGCGCAGGCGGGCGATGGCCTCGGCCTGCACGAGCGCCGCGTCGGGGCCGCGCTTCAAGTAGATCTTCGCCGCCACGTCGTAGGCGAGCGGCTCGGCGGCGAGCACGCGCACGTCGTCTGAGGCGGCCTTGATGTCGCGATCGAGCACGACGGCCGCGACCTTCTCGACGATGGGCGCGGTGTTGGCGCCGGGCGCACCGGCGACCACGACGGCAATCTGACCCGGCCGCACGAGGCCCGAGGCGTGATTCAGCGCCAGAGCGTCGACCACGTCGAGGGTCGCGCTGCGCGCCCAATACTCGTAGCCGCCGAGCGTGCCGGGGCTCTTGGCCTCGGGCGCGAGCGCGATGCGCTGGCGGAAGCGCTCGTCGCTCTCACCTTCCAGCCGGCGCACGCCGATGTCGGCGTAGTAGGTCGCCGCGATGTGGTCGAGCGCCTCGCCGGTGGCGTAGGCGAGCGTGACGCGCCGGGCCGCGTCGTTCACGGCGGCTCGCGTCAGAAGCTCTCGATAGGCGTCTTCTTGCTCAAGGATCGCCAGCGGGTCGACCTCAAGGTGCCCGACATCGTAGTCGACGCCGTGGGCCGCGAGGCGCTCGCGCAGGCTCGTCAGGCGCTCCGCGAGGATCGCTTCATAGGTCGCGTCGGAGATCGAGAACGCCGGAAGCCTCGACAGGTCGAGCGTCTCGGCGGTGTAGCGATTGCTCATAGGGCGAGGCTCATCGTTCGCGGCTCTGAGACCGAAAAGTCGCCGAGGTGCCCCCTCGGGAAATAGTCACCTTCGATAGCGATGACGGGCCGGCCTTCGGGGCTCGGCTGCGTCGTCATCCGGCGCACGCGGAAGCGAGGCTCGAACTGCGACGCCTCGACGATGGCCGCGTAGAAGTCGATCAGCGTGAGCGGCGAGACGGCCTTGTCGACGAGGTTAGGAATGTCGGTGCCGACGTGCCGGCGCTGAACGCGCGTGTTCTTCCGCGTCGTCACCAGGATCGCGAACGATTGGGCGGTGTGCGCCCACCCGTCGATGATTTGCCCGGTTTTCCAGTCGATCCCGCTCACGAGGGCGCCCCCGATTGACCGCTCGGCGTCGGGTGGGTGTGCGACTTGAGCGACTTCCCGCCGCCGACGACATCGGTCGCGGCCTCGACCGTGTCGGAAGCCTCGACCGGCCCGTTGAGGGTGATCTTCCCGTCAGCGAGCACGATAGAGACGCCACCGGCGCGCAGAGTCAGCGAGCCGGCTTCGGTGGCGTCGAAGAGCATCGCGCCCGTGTCGCGGTCGTATTCGACGACGGCGCCGTTCGCGAAGCGCTTGCGCCAGAGGCCCGGCTTGTCGCCCGGCGGTGGGTCTTCGTCGGTGAAGAAGCCCGCCGGCAGCACGAGCCCGGTTTGCAGCTCGCCGCCTTCGGAGAGCACGACCACGCGCTCGCCCACCTCAAGCGGATGCCATTCGGTGTCGCCGCGCGCCCTGCCCCCGGCCATCGGGAGCCAGCCCGTGACGATGTAGCCTTCGGGGTCGTCTTCCTGGCCGATCCCCACGCGGACCCTCGGCGGGTGCGCGTAGTCGGCCTCGACGACCTTGCCGAAGCGCACCACGTCGGCAAGCCGGCGCTCGGTCTCGGTCACGTCGGGCGAGCCGACGCCGCCGGTGCGGGCCGGATCGCGCAGGGCGCCGAACATCAGGCCGCCTCGTCGACGATCACGCCGTTGCCCGGCCCGTCGATCAGAAGCTCACGGCGGCCCGAGTGCTGAATCTCGGCGAAGAGATCGTCGGGCGTGGTGCCGGGGTCGCGGACGCGGAACGGCGTGTAGTAGTTGAGCACGTAGGTCAGCGCGCACGAGCCGACCGGGCGCTCGAATGCCTCGCTCACGTCGATCTCGCTCTCGACGAGGCGCGGATCGGCGGCCTCGTAGCCGGGAATGTCCCAATCCTCTAGGGCGGCCTCGATCTCATTCGCGAGGTCGTCGAGCACGTCGTCGACCGTCTGCGACCCGATGGCGACGCCCTCGATGGTCACTTCAAGGCGCCGGCGCGCGACGCCGTCTTCGCCCGTGATCGAGTAGTCGGCGGGGTCGATGGTCTCGCCGCGCACATAGATCAGGAGGGCCGGCCCCTCGTCTTCCAGCATCCCGACGCGGATCGGCGCGAGCCTGGATGCGAAGACCCGGTCTTCAGCCGCCGTGCGGCCGATCAGGCGTTGCCGGAACGCCTCGCGGATAGCCTTTCGACCGTGCATGGCGTCATGCCTTCATCAGCCGAATGAGCGTCATGCCCGTGCCGTCAGGCTTCAGGTCATGCACGCCATAGGTCTTGCCATTGATCGTCAGCGTCGCTCGGCCGACCTTCACGGCCGCCACGGCGCTTGAGATCGCGGTGAAGGTCGGGCCGCTGCCCGAGAGCGCGGCGCCCGCGTAGCCGGGATTCCCGGTGACGGGGCGGTCGTCGAAGATGCCGGCGACATCGAAGGCGTCGCCCGTGTTCAACTCGACGCGGGCGACGACCCCGAATTCATCGGCCTCGACGAAGATCGCGCGGTCTTCGTCGGTCTCAATCACGGCTCGCCTGCCACTTGGCGAAGGCCGCATCGACCTCGGCCATCGTGACGTTGTAGCCGAGCGCCTCTTCGACGGCCTTGACCTTCGGCCGGCCGGCGCGGTTGCCGGTCTGCACGAAGTCGTCGGCGTCCAGAAGCTCGAAAATCTCGATCATGTCGGCCTCGCGCTCGGCGTCGACGGCCTTCGCCTCGGCGAATTGCTCGTCGGCAGGCGCGAACGCCTCGACCGGCTCGGCGGCCGGGGCCGGCGGCGGCGGCGGAACGGGTGCGGGAGCCACAGGCGCGGGAACGGGCTCATCCCCTTCGGGAATCTCACGCGCGTAGCCGAGACGCACCAGGGCACGCCCTTGCACGTCGTCGACCGTCGCGAAGCCCCCGGCCGGCGTGCGACCGCCGGCCGGGATGCCGCGCAGGCTCACGAGAGCCTCAATGCGCATGATTAGGCGCTCTGCACCGTGAAGGCGCCCACCGCATTGACGCGGTACGGCACGAGAAGCGGCGCCGACTGCATCAGGAGGTAGCGGGCCGAGGGGTTCGGCACCGTCCAGCTCTTGACGAAGTATTGGCGCGCTTGCAGGCCCGCATCGAGGTCTTGGATGGCCCCGAAGTGGCGCACGCCGTCGACGCCCGGCGAGCCGACGAGCACGGTGAAGGCCGGCAGAATGTCCTTCTCCTGCATGTCTTCCGGGTCCACGTAGCGGCCCGAATAGACGTACAGCTCAAGGTCGCCAGCCACGCCGACCTTCCGCACCCCATCCTTCTTGAAGAGGGTCGGGCCGGTCTGGATCACAGCGCCGCCGGTCTGCGCCTTGGTCGTGTCGATCAGCTTGTCGAAGGCCGGGTCGGTCTTCAGGAGCTTCCACGCATCCGAGGTCATGACCGCACGGTCGGGAGCGACGCCCGAAGCGTCGAAGACCATCTGCGCCCAATCCTCAAGCTGCTGGATCATGCCGGCCTTACCCGCCGCCCATTGGTCGGCGCCCGCCAGCACGTCGCGCAGCTCGACCTTGCGCTTGAAGTCGACGATCTTCGTCGGGTACGCCTCGCCCGAGATCGTGGCCTTGCCGTTCACGAGCACGTCGCCGGCCATGACTTCGAAGCGGCGGTTCAGCATCGCGAGCTGCTCGTCGATGTTGAACGCGACGGCCGCCTCAAGGCGCTGTTGCGGCGTCAGTTGGCCGCCGATCTTCTCGCCGGGGCGCCGCTTGAAGCCCTTGCGCGGATTGAAGATGCGCAGGTCTTTCGCGTAGGCCGGCTTGAACGAGTCGGTCTCGTAGCCGGCTTCGGTGATGACCTTGCCTTCGTGCAGGGGCGAGACGAACGGAGTCACGAGACGCCGTTCGGCAGTCCGGTCGAAGTAGATCGTCTCTTCTTCGGACTCGGAGACCTCGCCGAAGAAGGTATTGGTGAGGAAGTTGACCGGCTCGACACGTTCGTCGACGACGCCGTTCAGAACGTGGGTGTCGAAGATGTCCATGTTCCTTGCCGCCCCCTTAGCCCACGGCAGATTCGAAGTAGATGTTCTTGTCGCGCAGGCCGGCCTCGATGCTGGCGAGGGTGTGCCCCGCGCCCAGGATCAGCGCCTTGCCGTTGAACTTGCCCGCGATGAAGGTGATCGCCTCGACATCGCCGGCCGTGGTGTCCACGTCTTCGGCGAGGATGCGATCAGGCACTTCCGAGCCGTCAGTGGCCGCAGCCGCCGACAGCACGAATTCGCCGGTTGCCGTCACCTTGCCGAGCACGGCACCGCGCTTCAGCGCGCCTTGGCCGCCGGAAATGACGGCCTTACGTTGGATCGTGTCGCGGTCGCACAGCGCGTCGGGCGTATAGGTGCCCTCGTTGCGCAGCCCGTCAGCGTTGCCGATCATTCTCCGTCAGCCCTCTTACTGGTCGCCAGCCACCGCACGCGCGGAGGCGATGATCCGCTTCACGAGGTCGGAAGCGCTGGTGCCTTCGGACTCACGGCCGGTCGAAGCGGCAGGCGCATCGAGCGCCTCTTCGTCAGCCGCCAGAGCCGAGACCTTCGCGGCCTTCCTCGCCTCTTCAGCTTCCGCGAGGGTGCGAGAGAACGCCTCCAGCGAAGAGCCGCTTTCGATAGCCGTGCTGATGGCGGCCTCGGTCGCGCCGAAGGCGGCCCCGAAGCGGCGAATGTCAGCGATCCGCTGACGCTCGGCCTTCACGGCGGCCTCGATGGCGTCTTGCCCCGGAGCCTCGGTCACGGCGGCTTGAGGCGCGGTTTGCGCCTGCGCCACAGCGGCGGCTTCCGTGGTCACTTCCGGCGAGGTTTCGGCGGCCGGAGCGCCCGATTCATTGTCCATCTGCATCCTCGCTTTGGACGGTGAACGGCCGCTCGACGCGGCCTTGGGGCGTGCCGCCGAGAGGTCGGCAAGCACGGATTCGAAGTCGCCGAGGGCGTCGGCGAGCCCGGCGTCCACCGCGCCGGCGCCAACGAAGATGCCGCCCTGGCCGAAGTCCTTCAGGACGGTTTCGACAGCCACGCCCCGGTTGCGGGCGACGGCCTCGACGAAGACTTGAGCCATCGCGTCGACGGTGGCCTGCATCGCCTTCGCGCCTTCCTCGGTCTCGGGGTCGGCGTTCTTCATGGGCGACTGAGACGAGACGAAGCGGATGCTCTTCTCGCCGGGGCGCGGCGCGGCCACGCGGTAGCCCATCTGCACGCCAATCGAGCCGAGCATCGCCAGCGGGTCGGCGACGACGCGGTCGGCCGCGCTCGCCAGCCAGTAGGCCGCCGAGGCGCCCATGCCGCCGACGTAGGCGTGAATCGGCTTCGTGCCCCGCGCGCCGTAGATCGCGCCCGCAAGCTCGGCGGTGCCGTTCGCCTCGCCGCCCGGCGAGTCGATGTTCAGGAGCACGCCCCGAATGTCGGGGTCGTCGATCGCGCGTTGGAAGTCGCGGCGAACTTGCTCGTAGGAGGTCGCGCCCGAAATCTCGGTGAAGAGGTTCGCGCGCTTGAAGAGCGGGCCGCGCACGTCGAGGATCGCGACGCCCTTGCGCACCGACAGGCGCTCGGCGTTCGCCAGCGACTTCGCCCGGTAAGCCTCAAGAGCCTCGGGCGTGACCTCGTGCTCGCGCGCGGCGATGGTCAGGAGCGTCTCAAGCGCCCCCTCTTCCATCGCCCACACGGCATTCAGCGCGGCCTCAAGTGCCCGCATCAGAATCCCCCTCGTCTTGGTCTTGGGTGTTCGGCGCCCGCGCGCCCGGCGCGGCAGGCTCGGCCGGCTCAAGCTTCAGCCGGCGGCGCAAGGCGACTTCCTCTCCGCGCGCTTCCTGATTGCGCCAGAAGTCGCCGCCGGTCTGAGCAATGGTGACTTGCTCGACCGTCTTGACGCCCATATCGACCCACACCTTCTCGGCGTCGGCTTCCTTCTTCGGATCGAGCACGATGCGGGACGGCCCGATCCATTCAGCGCCGCACCACGCGGCGCGCTTGACCGGGTCGTCGAAGAAGCCGGGCGCGTCGATCAGGCCGCGCGCGACGGCTTCGAAGAGGAACCATTCATAGACCGGCTGGCAGAAGTTGCGCGCCAGCCACACGCGGCGGTCGGTGAAGAACTGCCACGCGGTCTCAAGCGCCGCCCGCGAAGCCGAGTAGCTCGCGGTGAAGTGCATGATGAGCACTTCGAACGGAATGCCGAGGCCGA